ATGGTAGAAATATGGCGTATGCACAAGAAGGTGCAAGACGTAAGTTCTTAAACAAGAACGCTGGTTCTAGGCAAGCACTAGGTATCCCAGCATCCTATGGAGCACCTGTAATGCAATCATCATCAGATTACTTCACAGGATTCTTAAACACTGCTAGTCAGGTCGTGGGTCTAGCAACTGGAGTACAAGGCTTCGGTGCTCAGGCTGGTTGGTTCTAAATATTAATAGGAAAATATTATGACATCATCATTTTCAAACGTCATTGGGACTCCACGAGATCAATTACCTGATATAAGTGACACTAATTATTTAGCAACAGACGCTGATTTAACTAAGGCAGTTAACGAACAGATCGACGACAACATCGAGGACACTAAGCGGTTCTATGATGAAATGATCGAGATAGAAAAGAATCGAACACAAGCTCTTGACAAACGATTAAAATCTTTGAACGAACTTATTGGTGGTGTAAATAAGTTTCAGAAAGCTTTAGCAGCAGACAGAGTCAGTAGAGAAATAGATAAGGTAAGATTTGCTGGTGATAAAAAATCTATTGATAAAATACTAGAATTACAAAAGGAAGAAAAGAAACAAGATTTCTTCCTAATGGACATGGAAGGCTTTGTAAAAAGAGTCTTCGAGAGTACTGGTGGTAAAGTAGATATTAGAGCTAATAGCGACGAAGCCTATCAAACTTTATCTGACATTACTTATTCATTTAATCGTGACGAAGATCTAAGGACACAGTTAAGAAGTGTAAAACCGGCAACAATAAGAGGAAATATAGATACGTTGTTAGGTCAATTAGGTTTTGATTCAGTAACTGAGCCTCTAGCAAAAGAACAAATACGTCAGTTTGCTGAACAAACAGTTCGGAATAAGATACACGTAGGCGTGCTGGATGCAGGCTTTGATATATCATCTGGTCGTTATAAGAAAAACTTCTTAAAAATTATACAACCCGGTATCACTGAGTATCTAAAAGATAGGAATTATAAATGGGAATCAACTTATATACAAAAGCTTGAAGCTAAAAGAAAACAAGACTTTAAAGATAGAATTGAGGATTATATAGGTGCTATTAATTCTACACCAGCTGAAGGTCAGGATCTAACTTTATTTAGTGATAAGGAAGGTATAGGTTTAATAGCACAGTATAAAGCTACATATCATCCTGATGATCCTAATGGTCAACAGAAATCTATGATGTTTGTAGCTGAGACAGTATCTGACTTAGTTAAAGACAATCCTAAAAACATTCCTTATGCAGAAGCTCTGCTTGAGAAATTAGTGTATTCAGATAGGAGTACAAAGACCGATTATCCAAACGTTGAAGAGTATCAAAATAGTATTGATTTTGAGAAAGAACCTAAACGTTATAAAAATATAACTGAGTTTATAAGAACTATAAAGGATGGTATAAGGGATGCAAAGGATAATCAAGAGGCGGAGGATGATGCAACTTATGAAGATAATGTAAAAGCCTTTAAAGAAAAATATTATCAACCATTAGTAGATAGAGTAAAGACTAGACCTAATAACAAAATAACTAGGTGGGAAGCAACGGAGATCTACACTAAGTTTTTAGCAGATGAAGACTTATATAATGCAGCTGATCAAAAGATGCAAGTACCACAATGGCTTAACGATATGTGGACTAAGGCAGATATGGATGGCTTGGATGCTGGAGTTGCTAAAAGACTTGAATTTGCAAAGTTGGTAAATGAGAGAAGTCAATTTATCCAAGATATGATTAAAGCACGTAAAGCTAGCCAAGGTCTAAAAAGTCAACTAGAACCACAGGATCTATTATTAGCCAAACGTTTACAAGATATACTAGCTGCTGAACTTATAGAAGGTACTACAGGACCAGTTTCACAACTCGATATTGAAATCAGAAATGCTGGTACTCCAGAAAGTTTCCTTGACGGTCGTTTAAAGGAGATAGAAACAAAGTTTATGAATGGAGAGTATGACGGTTTAGGACAAAGATTATCTAATGATGGAGCTGAAAAAGCAGAGCAATTAAGACTAGCTTACCAAAAAGATCCTAGTTTATTATTCTCTCCAGAAGTACATGACGGTGAAGCTATACATTTAGATAAAGCACTAATGTACATAAGAAGTGGTGGACAATTAAATCCAGAAGTTATAGATTATTTTAAAACTTTTAGATATGAAAGTTTAACAGATGAGAATGGTAATCCATTAGATCCTCATGAAATAATGGTTGCAAGACTAAAGGCTACTGGTGCTATTACAGAGGATGATGTTTATGGTAAACGTCTGAAGAAAAACTTAGAATACCTTACTTCTGAAGATAAGAAATACTTATTAACTAATGGTACACATGGATTACATAATATTGTCACAAAAGAAGGTGGTAAGTATGCAAAACAGGTACTAGAGAATTTACAAAGTATTTATGCTAACGGTGAGTTTGGTAATCATCAGAAAGGTTATCAATATTATAATACTGGTTATGCTAGAAATAGATTTGGTACAAATATAAGTGCAAATGTTTTTGGTCAGAATATAACAAACAGAAATATTGAATATATAGCTAAAATTGCTCAACTTCATCCAAAAGTAGAGATGGGTATGTATGGTATCACGGGTGAACAATTTTTACAAATATATAATCAAGAAGGTTTTAAAGGAGCATTTAAAGCTAACCAAAAATTTGATGCTGACTTTCAAGATTATTTAGTCCTTGAAATGATGCGTTACAAGCTTCAAAGATCAAATTCTATACGAGGTATGGAGTTTGATAATAAAGGTAGATATGTAACTAAGCTTAGTCATTTCAATCCAGAAGAAATAGCAGCTATGAATGAGATATTTCCTAACTTAAAAAACATGACTTTTAGCCAATTACACAATCTATCCCCAGCGATTGCTAAGCTACTTTTAAATGACATTAGACCAAAGTTTAATTTAGAAGAACAACAGAAAAAAGTACAAAAAGACATTGACAAAGTCGGAGGCGACGTTTACACACCATGACACAATCTTACACAGGTGGTGAAGGTTATGATCCAACCATGGACGCTGTTGATATTGTTGCTGATAAAACTAGAGAAGCTATTGATGAATTTAATCAAAGAGAAGAAGCTAGAAGACAAGCAAACCAACAGAATCTTGAAGTTGAAGAGCAAGCTCAATCAGAACAAGACGATCCACGCAACGCTGATACTTGGGGAGCTAAGGCTCTCATAAAAGAAGGTCAGTCAATATTGTCAGGCGGTCTACAAGATACAGCATCCTCTATAGCTACGTTTCCAGAACGTACTGTGGATGCTCTATCTGGAGAAATGCAAAGACAAAAAACAGAAGAAGGAAGATATACACCAGACTGGACACCTTTTGGTGGCTACCATAATCCTATAGAGACACATACATGGTGGGGTAAACAGTTACGTGGCTTAGTTCATTTCGGATCTCTAGCTGTCGGTGCGGCAGCAGCAGCTAAAGGTGTAGCAGCTACAGGTCTTGTTACTATACCAGCTGGTCTTGTAGGTCTAGCTAGTAGTAGTTTAGCTCGTGGTGCAGCTCTTGGAGCTGTGTCTGATCTTGTATCTAAAGAATCAGACGAACAGAACGTATTAGGTGCTTTAAGTGAAAGGTATGGTTGGGCTGATACCCCATTATCCACAAAAGATACTGACCATCCTGTAATGATGAAGATTAAAAACATCGTTGAAGGTATGGGTATAGGTCTTGTATTTGATGGCATAGCATACACATTAAAGAAAGGCTCGAAACCAGTTATAGATCAAATCAAAGCACGTAATAAAAGTATAGATGACCAGACTGTTAAAGCTGGTATCGCACAATTACGTAGAGGAGACGCAGAATTTAGAGCTGACAAGAACAGACCTCTAGCTGAACCACATCAAGGAGCACACATATCAGAAGTTGAGCCAGAAGTAGCTCGTGAACAGTTACGTCGTATACGTAAAGAGTGGGGATCAGAAGAGGGATCTACTGGTTCTGTTACTACACCAATAGAACGTGAACGTATAGCACAATATGGTGAGACAGATGACAAAACTGTAGAACGTATTGCAAAAACACTAATGAGTAGTGATAAGTTTGCTAAAGAACTAAAAGCTGCTAAAGGTGACAGAAGGAAACTAGCTGATAAATTTAGAGATCACGTAGAAGCACATCAACGTATTACACAAGGCAGAAATGCTGCTGAAATGTCAGCAAGAGAGTATTTAAAAGATATCATCGAAGCACAAAAAGACGTAGTAGACGGTATAGAGATATTAACATCTAAGGATGTTGTTACTCTTGACCTTATTGTAGGTACATTACTTAAACAACTACGAGATACTGGTATTGCTGGTAGAGAAATAGCTGGCTTAGTAGACTTACAAGCTATAGATGGACCTACTAAACAAATAGTAGATACTATGTTATCTGCATTATTCATGACTAAGAAAGCTAGATTTGTAAAGTCCGATTCATTTAGAGAATTAGGAGCTGGTAAAAAGCGTAAAACTGCTATTAATAAAGTAGTTAAAAAAGAAGTAGAAGCCTCAAGAGAAGCTATTCTTTCTGTATTAAATATTGCATCAGATGGTAGTGATGATCTACTTATGGCAGTATATGAAGCATTTTCTATGATGAAGGATGTTAATACATTAGATGACTTTGATAATTGGGCACGTAAGGTAATACTTGGTGGGCAATTACAACCCGGTGGACCAGAACGTACTGGTGTATTAATACGTGAGCTAGAAGGTGTAATGACACATAGTATACTATCAGGTCCTAAAACACCAGCTCGAGCTATTATGGGTACATCCACTGCAACATTCCTTAGACCTTTAGCTACGGCTATTGGTGCCGGATTCCGATTCCCTTTTACTGGTGATTCAGCTACATTAAAGGCAAGTCTTGCATCAGTTAATGCAATGGTAGAAGCTATACCAGAATCATTCACATTATTTAGAGAGAAACTAAACTCATATTGGAAAGGTGATGTAGCGTCTATTAAGTACAAAAGATATGGTGGTGAATATACCAAAGGTGATGAAAACTGGGAAGTATTACGTAGATGGGCAGAAGATAGCGGTAGAGCTAACCCCGGAGAAACGGCGGCTTTCCGTTTAGCTAACATGGCACGTAATGCAAACAATACTAATCTCTTTACATACTCCACAAAGCTTATGGCTGCGACTGATGATGCGTTTGCATACATATTAGGTCGAGCTAAGATGCGTGAAAAAGCTATGCGTAAAGTTCTTGAGTTACAAGAAGGTGGATATAAAACACCTAAAATAACAAAAGACTTAATGAAGGCATATGAAGATGATTTTTATGGTCAAGTATTTGATACTCAGGGTAATATAGTAGACGAAGCAACATTATTTGCACGTAGAGAAGTAACACTTACACAAGATCTTACAGGATTTGCAAAGGGACTTAATGACGTATTTACATCAACTCCTTTAGCTAGACCTTTCTTCTTGTTTGCTAGAACTGGCGTAAACGGTCTTGCATTGACAGGTAAATTTACACCGGGTTTTAACTTCTTAGTTAAAGAGTTTAATGATATAGCTCTTGCACGTCCTGACAAACTAGATAACGTTCATAAATATGGTATCACAACTCCAGAGGAATTAACCAACGCTCAGGCTTTACAAACAGGTCGATTAGCTATGGGTTCTGCTGTAGTATTTATGGCTACACAGGCATGGATGCGTGGTGATCTTAATGGTAACGGTCCAGTTGATAGGCAGAAGAGACAGATGTGGATAGATGGTAAATGGGAACCAAGAACTATAAAGCTTGGAGCTGTACGTGTTGGTTACGATCAATTTGAACCATTTAACCTTATTATGTCTACAATAGCTGACGTAGGTGATGCAAGTGAATTAATGGGTGAAGAATGGACAGAGAATGAATTAGGTAAGATTTCTCTTGTAGTAGCACAAGCTATATCAAGTAAATCATATCTAGCTGGTATCCAACAGTTTGTTGATTTATTTGGTGGTCGACCCGGTCAATTCAATAGAATTATAGCTAGTTTAGGAAATAATCAGCTACCATTATCTGGTTTACGTAATGAGTTAAGTAGACTATTTACACCATATATGCGTGAAATAGCATCAGGTATTGATCAGTCAGTACGAAATCGTAACTTGCTACTTGAGAACTTTACATCTCCAGAGAATAAATTACCAATTAAATATGATATGCTTAATGGTAAGCCTCTTAAAGATTGGGATTTCATGACTAGAGCATTTAATGCAGTTAGTCCTATATCTCTTAGTCTAGACCAAAGTCCGGGTAGAAACTTCTTATTTGACAGTGGTTACGATCTTAGACAGTCTACATATTATGCACCAGATGGTACTAACTTAACAAGATTACCAAAGATCAGATCTGAATTTCAACGTGCTATTGGTGAACAAAACTTAGAACGAGAATTAGATAAGATGGCGGTAGATCCTAAAATGATTGCGTCTATGAATAAGATGTATGACGATATTAAAGCTGGCAGACGCTCACAGTATGATGCAAGGGACTACTATCACAACATCAAAATTAAACGATTATTTGATAGAGCAAGAAGGGCAGCTTGGCATCGTATCAGTTCTGAGTATTCGATTGCTGACGTTATACGAGAGCAAAGACTTAAGAAATACGAACAGCAGCAAAAACAACAACAAACAGCAAACCTACTAACTATGTATAGATAATGGCAGAAACTATTAAACTTGGAGAAAAAGAAAACATAGAAATAGAATCCAAGAAACATCAAAAACCTTGTCCTTCTGGCTTCGCAAGAGATCCAAGAACAGGAAGATGTATTCAATTACCAGTCGGACCTTAATAACTTAAAATAAATGGCAACCCACGAAAACTCGTATACGGTAAGTCAAGGTTCAGGCACGGATAGTCGTGACTTTGCCTATACTTTTCCGTCATTCCTAGAAAGCGAGGTAAAAGTAGAGATAGATAATGTAGTCAAAACTCTGACCACCCACTATACCATCGTTAATCATAATACTACATCTGGAGGCACAGTCAGATTTAACGCTACTGGTTTGCCAAACGGTACTACTGGATCATTACCTGTTCGTATATTTAGACAAACAGATGTTGATTCTGCAAAAGCTACATTTACAGCTGGTAGTGCTTTAAAAGCTGCCGATATTAATAATAGTGTTAAACAAATACTTTATGCACTACAAGAGAATATTGGTGTAAATGCAA